ACAAGATCAAAGCCAAGCAACAGGAAATCGTCCGTACCAAGGACCAGATCGCCGCGGTCACCAATAGCCTGGATGACACGGGTGCGATGGATGAGGCCCAGGCCGATGTCCTCAACGACTTGACCGCGCAACTGAGCAACCATAACAAGGGCTTGTTGGTCCTGGAGAACCTGGAGCGCACCCTGGCCCAAGCCTCTGGCGGCGCCGGTTCGGCTCAGCCCGATCCGCAGCCCACCGGCCCGGTCCCGCGGATCGAAGTGCGCTCGCGTGCCCCCGGCATCCAGAAGGCGGGCATGGCCTTGGCGTGTGTTATCAAGGGGTTGCTGACTAACAAGGACCCGCTGTCCGTCGCTCGGGATGAGGTCAAGGACCTGCCCGAGATGGAGATGCTGGTGCGCGCCGCGACCGCGCCCGCCGTCTCCGGGACCGCCGCTTGGGGCGGTAACCTCATCCAAGAAACGTGGGGTCCGTTGGTGGAGGCCATGTACGCGATGACCGTCTACAGCCGCATCCCGGGGTTGCGCTTGACGTTCGACGGTAAGGTCAACCTCCCAGTGCAGAATGGCATCGGCAGCTTGGCGGGCGACTTCATCGCGGAGAATGGCGTGATCCCCGTCAAGGCCGGTAGCATCGGCACCACCAGCCTCCAGCCGCATACCCTGGGTGTCATCTCCGCGTTCAGCAAGGAGTTGATGCGCCGGTCGGTCCCCGCCATCCAAGGCATCGTGCAGGATCAAATCCTGAAGGACACCGCGCGCACCATTGACCAGAAGTTCCTGGACAATGTGGCCCGGACCGCGGGTACGCGTCCTGCCGGTCTGCAAGACACGACTGAGACGGGCTCCAGCAATATCGTTGCCGCGGTCAATGTCGCTACCGGCGCGGGCAATTCGACCGCGAAGGAAGTCAACGCCTCCACCCGTGCGCTGTTGGCCCGTGTCTGGGCGATCAATGCCGGTGCCGGTGGTGTGTGGCTGATGAACCCCGTGCAACGGCTCGCCCTGGAGGACAAGCAGGATGGGACCACGGGGCACTTCGTCTTCCGTGACGAGATTCAGCAAGGCCGGTTCCGCGGCTTCCCGATCCTTGAATCGACCAACATCACCAGTGGCGTGACTGCGTTCATTGCCGGTGACTCGATGGCGTTCGGTACCGAACTGCTGCCCTATTTCGAGCAGTCCGATCAGGCGACCCTGCATTTCGAGGACACCACGCCGCTGGCTATCTCCGCGACGGGCACGCCCAATACCGTCGCCTACCCGGTCATCTCGCTCTTCCAACAGAACCTCGTCGCCATCAAAGGCATCTGGACGCTGGACTGGCGCATCACGCGTCCGGCCGGTGTGCAAATCCTGACTGGCACGACGGACTGGTAAGTAGCCGCCTTATAGGGGCCGCAAGGCCCCTATAACTGGAGAATCTCATGGCGATGAAGTGGATCGTAAGAGCAACACAAGCAGGTATCGCCGCGGCTGACGCAAACGACAGCCCGATCATACTCGACGTAGGGCAGCGTGGGTGGGTGAACCAAGGGGAAGCTTTAGCGGCGGCGCTACGCGGCGCTGTGGACATGCTCTCCCCTGATGGCGTCGATGCCCTGGAAGCAGCGCAACGTGGCACGGTGAAACCTGATGGCGTGCAAACCCAAACCCAAGCCCAAAAGCCCCCCGTCCCCGAAGCCGAAGCCCACGCCCCCGAAGGTGTAGCGCCGATGCTCACGTCGAATACCGGCCCCCTGGTGGGTAACCCGGCACCCTCGGTTGCGCCTCCCCCGCGGCGGCATGGCCCGCAATTGAAGATGCCGGTACCCGGCGCGTAATGGCTCGCCCCCGCCACAAGCCGCGGCACATGGTCGCTTCGCATCAAAAGGCGAGCGACCCTTCCTCATGGACGGTGCAAACGACGCCTTGGAATAGCTGGCAGCATACCAACAACATGGTGCAGTGGAGTCCTGGTAGCTTTGGGCCGGTGTATGCGTGTTGGAAGATCATCTCTGAAGAAGTCTCGCGTATCCCATTGAAGCAGACTTCAAAGGCCCCTGATGGGTCACTCACTACGGTTACCAATCAAGCAGCGGCGCGCGTTATGCGCACCCCGAACAAGTATCAAACACGTTCAGACTTTCTTCTTTATCTTACTCAGTCCCTTCTGGCTGAGGGCAACGGCTACGCGCGTGTCGTGCGCAACGGACGCTACGAAGTCGCTGCACTCTACCCCGTGAACCCCCGCATGTGTACCCCGCATATCGACATGGTGAGTGGGGATGTCTATTACCATACGTCTGATTCGTACATGACGGCGCTGTCTGGCATCCAGGATATGGGATGGATACCCGCGCGGGACATGCTCCACGTTCGCCTGTTCACGCCCAACCATCCTCTGATGGGTGAGACCCCGCTGGTGGCGGCAGCGATGTCCGTGCAGGCCGGGTCTGCAATTAACGGTCAGGTGGCGTCGTTCTTCAACAATATGGCGCGACCTTCAGGCATCCTGAAGCATCCGAAAACGCTGTCTCCCGAAGGCATTACGCGCATAAAAGAGCGGTTCATGGACGCCTCGCGCCGTGAGAAAGCCGGTGAGCCTGTCGTACTGACCGAGGGCATGGAGTGGGCGCCGCTCACGATGTCGGCAGTGGATGCTGAACTGATTGCCTCTGCAAAGCTCACCCAATCACAGATTGCGGAGATATACCGTGTCCCGCCCTTCATGCTCGGGAATCTGGAACAAGCAAAATTCGCCACCGTCGAAGCCTTGACGCGTTGGTTCATTAACTCGGGGTTAGGCTTCTATCTCGACCATATCTCGGATTCGCTGACACGGCTCTTCGAGCTTCCGCCGACCGATGAGATTGTCTTTGACTATGAAGCCGCGATGTTCCGTGCTGACTTTGGTGCGTTCATGACAGCGCTGAAGGAAGGTGTCCAGGGTGCGGTTATCTCGCCGGACGAAGCACGCGCAATGCGTGGGCTACCGCCCGCGGTAGGCGGTTACGGTAAAGAGCCGCGTGCGCAACAGCAGTTGGTGCCGCTGTCGTGGGGTGGGTTTGAGTTCACCCCGCCAAAGCCTGCCGTTGTCCCCGCGCCTGAGCCTGTACCTGCACCTGACCCCGCTACCAAAGACGTTCGCGTAGAACTGATGCGCCGGAAGATGCTCGGAGAAGCCGCGTGAACGAAGCGCTGATAGCGATGAAAGACGAGATTCTGGAAGCCGTGTCGCTAGCCATCGCAGCCTTGCGTCGAGAGCACACCGCGGCGTTGAAAACCTTGATGGATGAGCTTACACAAGCGCATGTGCTCTTGCGGGAAGAGCACACCGCACTGTTGGGTAAGACCGCCGACCTGAAGCAGCAGCTTGAGCACGCACGTACTTATAGCAGCACGCTTGATGAGTGTCTGGCTGAAGTGAAAGCAGACGTGCAAACGATCCCGCAACTCATACTGGATGCGAAGGCTGAAGTTCAAACCTCGGTGGACGCATTGGGCGTTGTTGTCGGTAGCAAGGCCAACGATGAAGACGTACAGGCGGTCTGGGACTCGCTGGTAGACTACGCCCGACTCGACGTGCTCGGTGATGCCGTTGCTCCTCTGGCTGTGAAAGCTGATGTAGAAGCAGGGCTAGCTGAAGTTCGCAGCACGACGGGCAGCGTGATCGAAGAAGTCCTCAGTCTTTCCAACCAGCTTAATACGATGGCTGTGGATGTCCACGCAGCAATTGAAAAGCACGTCGAGGCGTTGAAGGAAGAAGATGATACCCTCCGGCATTTGGTAGGAGACTGCGTGAAGGGTCTTGAAGACCGCGATACGCGTAACGCAGAAATGTTGAGCAAGGACCTAGCGCGTATCACAACCGAGTGCGCCACGAAAGAGGACTTCGCTCAGTTGCAGCTTGGCTTGCAAGATGAACTACTGAAGCAGCAGGAAGCGCTCTCTGAAACCGTGGGGCCGATGGCGACGTTGAACGATCTTGAGCGCATCCGGGCTGATGTGGTCGAACTGGTGGGTACGCTACCGACCGCGAAAGACCTTGAGGCTGCGGTTGCGCCGCTTGCCTTCCGGGACTATGCGGAAGCGATCCATGCAGACCTGACCATGCAGATTGAGGCCAGGGCTACCCCACAAGCCGTTGCCGCCGCCGTCGCGCCGCTCGCCCGCCAGGTGGACCTTGACCAAGCCCGGTCTGACCTGACCCTGTTGGTCGAGACTCGGGCTACCCCGGAAGCGATCACCGCGGCGGTTGCGCCGCTCGCCCGCCAGGTGGACCTCGATCAGGCCCGGGAGCACCTGGAGGTCGAGGTCCACGCGCGGGTCACGCCGGAGACCTTGAACAAAACGCTCCAGTCGTTTGTTCGCAAAGAGGATTTTGAAGAGACCGTGCTGAGCACGCGGGGCTTGATCGAGAGCCGGGCCACACCGGAAGCGATCACCACCGCCGTTGCCCCGCTCGCCCGCCAGGTGGACCTTGACCAGGCCAAGACTGACCTGGCCCTGTTGGTTGAGACCCGCGCCACACCGGAAGCGATCACCGCGGCGGTTGCTCCGCTCGCCCTCCAGGCCGATCTTGACCAGGCCACGTCAGACCTGACCCTGTTGGTTGAGAGCCGGGCCACACCGGAAGCCGTCGCCGCTGCCGTCGCCCCGCTCGCCCGCCAGGCGGACCTCGATCAAGCCAAGACCGACCTGACCCTGTTGGTTGAGACCCGGGCTACCCCGGAAGCGATTACCGCCGCAGTCGCCCCGCTCGTGCCCTTCATGCTGTTGGATCAGGTGCGCGCTGAGATATGCGAAGACTTAGCTGAGCGCCCGAAAGCTGTAGATATCGGCCTCCTACTTGAGCCTTTCGTACAGCGTGCAGAGCTACAAGAAGTCCGTGCGCTCGCTGAGTCGAAGGCAGCGCCCCAAGATTACGATGTACTGGTGAGCCGCGTTCGGTCGGAGCTTATTGAGCGGTACGCTGCTACGGAGGATTGGCTACGTGGCGGAGCGGGCTACCAAGCGTTTGCTCTGTGCCGTCACAACGGCGCAACGTGGCAATCTCTCCGCGATACGAAAGGCGAGCCAGGTGTCTCCGATGACTGGATGCTGCAAGTGGATGGCGTGAAGTCTGCGGGCGCAGAGACGGTCGATGGAGCGCTGTTGTTCGTGACGAGAATGGCGAGCGGCGCAGTCTTCCACCACCCAATCAACGAACCCGTCCCTGTATTTCGTGGTGTCTACTCCCCGGATGAGCAGTACAAGGCATGGGATAGCGTAGCGAAAGACAGCCACGTGTTCTTGTGCTTGCGCTCTTCACCCACAGGTGCGCCGGGAGAAGTACAAGGTGAGTGGCAGGTGTTCAGCGGCCCGCGTGGGAAGACCGGCAAGCCTGCCAATGAGAAGGCAATCACGGACAACGTGCTCCGTACCCTTGTGCCCCAGCTTCAAGCCGCGGTAGACGCACAACCCGCAACAGCGATTCAGTAGGAGAGTAGGATGAGTACAGTTAACGTTGCGGTAGGGCCAGTCTGGACACTCGTGGTGTCAGCAGCCAAGACGTGGTTCACTGCGTCTGTTGGTATTGAGCATGAACTGGAGTTCGCCACATCTGCGGCGGACGGCACCACGCCCACCGTCGTACGCGGCCACTTTTTGGGGAAGGGCATGGGTGCGACGCGAGCGCTGTTCCCAGTCGGCGCCTTGTGGTCTCGTGCGGAGGGTATCACGGGAACGATCCCTGTGGCTGTGGACTCGGATTAAATCATGTTCCGCATTTTCGCGTTCTTCAATTTCTTGCAGACCTTCCAGACGCCTGGTTTGAATTACGCGGAAGTAACTACAGCGTTAGAGTTAGCGACTGAAGACGGCGTGTTACTCGCCACCGAAGACGGCAACTATTGGGGAGTCCTCACGTCATGAGCAGCACGTACGTTATTCCTGGTTACGGTACTGGCGCCGCAGTAAAGGACGCCCTTGACCATAAGTTCACCGTTGCGGGTAAGTTCCGGTATGGTGGGCTCAATGGTGTTGCTACGGAAGGGGCTATCACTGCCGATGCGGTAACATTACTTGCCAGCTACAGCCTCACTGCGTTTGAAGCAGCGCAGACTCCTGTAACGCAGGCTGCGGCAGAGAATGTCGCCGCGCCGCCAGCCACCATCGGGTCCTGGTCGGTCCTTCGTGTGATGCAG